AATGATGGGAAAATAGACAAGGAAGATATCAAGCATCTATTGCTTAGATATGAAATAATTTTAGTTGGGGGCTTGCTCCTGACTATACTTCCCTTGCTAAAGTTAGCAGGGATTTTAAGATTAGATTCCGATTGGTTTTGGATTTTGGCAGGTGTTGTCATAAGTGCAGAAGCCGTATTGGAAATCTTACAAACCAAAAAAAAGGTGAATAAAAATGAGTGAAAATATGAATGATGAAATGATGAATGAAATAAAGAAAGCAGCCGAGATACTCGGCATGACAGAAGAAGCAGCGTTAGCTCGGTTTGATGACATTTGTTCTCAGAACAATGTTGATGCTAAAGAGGAACCCCTCTTGGCTAGAGGACTATGGCGACAGTTCTTTGTCAACAACAGGTCAATGCAAAGCAGGGCAACTACACAAGATGCAACAGATGATGACAGTCCTTTTGGAAAGAAGGCGTTTGGATTCTTTGCTGGTCTTGAACCTGCTAGAGATGTGATGGAAATACAAAGAGATAGGGTTGTTGGAGAGTATAGTAGAGATGCTACTACTACATACAATCTAGGTAAGGTAGCCATCTTCAAAGAAAGCGGAGACTCCTATGAAGGAAGGCTTGTTTTGGATGGCGAAGAAATGGTAAAGACATTTAAGATACTACCAAAGAACAACGTACAAGTTGACGCTGGTGAGTACTTAGTACCATTGGATACTAACAACCAAGAGTGGAACAAGAGCAATTACGGTAAGCCATTACCTGTATCTGAATGGAGAAGGAATGGTATTTTTATCGGTGAGATAAATGGAAGAATGGGTAAATACTTCTTTGGTTTCAAGGGAGAAGATTGTAAAGATTTTAATCCTGAACCCTTTACCTTTGTTCACTTCACATGTATGCTGAATACTAATGACGCATCGAAGATACACGGTACTAGAAACAGTACATTGCCTTCACTGGAATATGATTCTCAATTAGAGGACAGTGATGATAGAAAGAGAAACATGTCTGTTTCTGACATGCAAGATGCGTTGATGGAATTCTCTAAGGATAACTATAGTCCATTGGTGAATCTAGAAGCTTATCACAACATGCTTGATGCTAAGGATAACTGGAATGATAGGTTCGTGTTTACTGATGGTACTGTTAATTCAATTAACATGACTGTCACACCCAATGGAAACAGGGTGATTGTTATTGATGATTTAACTGCTGGTTTCGATTATGAGTCTGAGAACTTCTCAGGAACAACCTGTTGGGTTCCGGAAACCATACCAATCAACTTCGGTATCGGGTCTAATGTCGTAATAGTAGGAAGAACCTCTCAGGGAACAGACGAAGATGGAAATGCTAGGCCAGTTTCAATTAACACAGTTGGACTTCTAGTGACATCTGTTAGAGGAAGCAGCCCTGATGATACACTCACTGATAGTGATGAAGACGAGTGGATATTTTAGGTGAGTGAAATGAGTAAAGGATATTACAATTCTTTCTCCATCACCACTCAGGGCAATGCGGAAGGTGAGCCATCTAAAGCAATACATGGTGGCTCTTTTTGTATTGACGTAGAGAATGTGGACTTTATGACATGGAAGAAGAACATAGAGACTGGTATGTTTTGGGTTAAACTACATACCATATCAGGTAAAGAAGTTAGAGTAAAATCTGATAAAGATGCACTAAATAAGCTATTAGAAGTAATTGGTAATAAGAATGTAAAATATGAATATGGTGATTATAATGAGTTGGAGTACGACCAATAGTGAAAATAAAGATGAACAAGTAGTAAGTTATGCGGATAGGAAAAAGGCAATCCTATCTCAGATAATGGAAAAGCAAACCAATAACAAGACGTACATGTGTCTAGGTATTTGGGGCGAGCCAAAGTCTGCTAAGTCAGCAACGGCTATGGATTTACTTACAGAAGAAGATATCAAAAACGATATGGTAGTCACCGTATTTGATTTTGATAATAGGGCAATCGATGTAAGGCAGAACCATTATTCTGATATAGAGAATCTGATAGTGTATAATCCTATCAAAAGAAAACAAGGTAGTCTTGTTGATTTTGAAGAGACTATGAAGAACGCTAGAGCATTCTTGGATATTACAAAGGAGTATTTAGATGAAGGGAAACTAAAGGCAGTTATTGTCGATGGTGCTGATAAACTACTTACTGATGTATGTGAAACCAAGATGCGTGAGAAGCATAACCTAGATGCAGATGCAGTAATCAAGCAACCACCGTTTGCATGGGGTGATAGGAATACCCCATATAGAAATCTATTACACAAGGAAATATTAGAATTGCCTTGTCATAGAATTGTTGTTGCACACTCTAAAGATAAGTATGCTGGTAATGCAAATCCAATAGGAGTAGTTGCCAACTGGCACGATAGCACTGAGGATATCTTTACGGCTACTGTTAAGATGAAGCGTGAGATAAAACAAGGTGGTGCTGACTATACGGCAATAGTTGAAGCGAGTGCTAGGATGCCTGAATTAATTGGCTCTAGGAGAAAGGTGCTTTCTATTGACAAAGGTACTGTAGACTGGATGGGATTCTCAGAAGTTAAGGAGTGTAAAATATGAAAATTGTAATTGATAAGAATAAGTTAGAAGAAGCATTAACAAGAGTAGAGATGAAAGGTAAGTATTATGATGGCAATAAAGCCAAGAATTCTATATTATCTAACTACGCTTATTGCTTAGTAGATTCAAAGATGCAGGATAAGTTGTATATGTACAATGGGGATTTAACTACTGCATGTGGAATGTTCTTTGATATTAGTTTGGTTGATGAGATAACTGAAAAGAAGTCCTTCATCTTGGATATTGAGAAGACTAAAAATTATCTTTCTCCCTTTGATGATGAGATAACATTGGATGTTGGTGACTACCTTACTATTAGTGATGGTATTGATAGTGCCAAACTACCACTTGTAGTAGAGCATCCGTCAAGGGATATGGTCAAATTAATCAGCTCTAGATTTACACCAATAGTATCCTCAACTTCTTTTGGGGATGATGCAACACTAGAAACGATTACATTTGGAAAGACAGAATATGATTGTGCATTTACTGTATTGTCTTCTGTACTTACAGAAGCAATGAAGGCATGTGATGTTGTTGATTTAGCTAGGTACAAAATCACAATGCAAAGTGATACTGCACATATTGAATCTACTCGCAGTCCAACCGATACCTTTCAAGCTGAATTGAATATGGTATCCTCAATTGGTGATGGTGCTATAATGGAATTTACAGGAGATATAGTCAAATTCTTGAAGGGAGAAAAATATGTCAACATACATCTTAAGGATGATAGTCCGTTGATTATTGCGACAGAATCAGCTATGCTTGTCAAGGCTCCTTATCTACAACGGTGATTAGATGAATGAGTCATTGTATTGGTCTATGATGCATAGGCTAAATCAAGGTAAGATAAATGCAAAGCAGATGCGTAAACAGATGCTTACCACATATCCACCAACTACGTTAAGGAAATTGCAGATAGGTGAAGAAGAATGAAGGTAGTGTACGGGCATACTGATTCAATCTATGTCGAATGTGAGTCAATAGATAGAGCAAAGGAAGTTTGTTCATTTGTAAATACAGAAGTGCAGAAAATATTTCCAAATGTATTCGATTTAGATGAACATCCTGTTCAGCTTGAATTTGAGAAGTATTTCCAATCTCTAGGAGTTGGTGCAACTAAGAACAGAAATGCTGGTTTAATTTCTTGGAAAGATGATGAGTACCTAGATGAGTTAGATTTTACCATGACCGGCTTTACTGCTAAGCGTGTTTCAGAAACGAAACTAGCTAAGGAAACTCAGATTGCAGTATTGAGAATGTGGGTAGAGAATAAGTCAGAAGAAGAAATTACTAGTCATCTTAATGACATTTTTAATAGTGTTAGAAATGGAGAAATTTCTGTTAAGGATATTCTGAAAAGGACTAGGTATAGGGAAGAAAGGTTTACTGTTAGTTGTAAGCGATGTAAGGATAATGGTTGGAAGCACAAATTTACTTTACATGAATTGAGTGGTATCAAAACAAATATGCGTATCTGTTGTGGCAACCCTGATTATAGAACACTATCAGGTAAACGCCCAACAGTCGGTAGTGGAATAGAAGGGGTTCTATTCCATGACACTATATCTGACAACGCTATTGCAGATTCATATTTATTTATGAAGATACAAAAGCCAACAAAAACATATGTACATCCAATGACTAAGAATATAGTTAACCCTACTTATTTTTCATTTTCTACAGAAAAAGAATTGGATGATTATGATTTTCATCCGGATTGGGACTTCTATGCGGAATCAGTTATTAAGAAAGCAGAACCTGTCTATAGAGCAATGGGGTGGAATCTGATGGGAATAAAGAAGGATAGAAATCAAACAACACTAGATGGGTGGTTTACATGAGAGAATATACATATCAATGGAATGCAGATGATTATGAAGATGAATCAAAACCTATTTTGAAGATAACTAAATCTTCCAATGGTACGTTTCAATGGTGTCCTAAGAAATATCAATATAATTACATTGAGAGATTACCACAAGATACTACCGAGGCCATGTATAAGGGAACAATAATTCATAATGCAAGAGAAGATTTCTTCAATACCTTTGATGTTAAAAAGGCAGCAGACATGGATTATGAGGAATTAGTAGATTACAGTTATAGTCTCTATCCAGTAGATGACTATACTGATATCTATTATTCTATGGCCGTCTTTGAAGCAGATAGATTCGTTCAAGCAATAACTGATGAATCATCAGATACGTTCCTACCAGTGGTGAATGAGGCGATGCTTGATGCTGAGATTACTATCAGGGCAGATGACTATAGTGAGGTAGATTTGAAACGTGACTATGTTGTTCATTTACAAGGCATCATAGATAGGATGTTCTTTGAAAGAGAAATGTATATTCCTATGGAATTGAAAACTGGTCCGTGGAAAGACTACAAGAAAACTTCCATGCGTAAAGAAATGGCATTCTACAAATTGCTATTCGACAATGCGCCGGAAGAGCTACTTGAGAAGAATGGATTATCAAGAGAATATGATATGAAAATGTGGGGATGGTATTTTCCAATATCAAATCATATTACTGTTGAACCAGTAAAGAAGACAAGCCATACTGCGTTAATGAAAGGTATTGCTAGATTGATTCATGCTTATGAGCAGAAATTGTTTCCAACTAAATTCAGTGCTAGAACATGTGCTAGTTGCAGTTATTTCGGTATATGTGATGCTGCTGATTTGTATGGGTGGGGTGAATGAATGATAATAAATCAAACAGAAAAAGGAGTACTAGTAAGACATAGAGAAGATGGTGAAGTAGTTTCTAAGCTACATTCATTTGCTGAATACAAACCAAGATTCTTTGTCGAAGAGAAAACACTTCCAATATATTCTATGAGAGGTAGAGATAATAGTGGTTCCTTCAATATTGAATTAGATTATCGGCTAACAGATTATGTTAGTCTTGAAGGTAAGAAACTGAAAGAAGTGACATGGACTCCACCATCACCTAACCATGCTAAGATTGTTAGGTCTACATTTGACAAAAGAGGCATCACGACATACGAAGCAGATGT